CATATTCGCCATTGCTGAGCATGGCCGGGATGCTGTCGCTGGTTCCGGTACCCGGGCCGGAGATATAGCCGCCGGTCGCCGCCTTTTTAAGATCTACGCCCAGTACGGCTTTCGTTGCGCCTTGTGCCGCCATGTGAGGATTTGCCAAACCAAATGCCATAAGCATTGTATATACGCCAACCCACTGCGCCATTAATTGAACAGCGTTTCTGATTAAATCTTTTGCAAATTCTGCCAACGCCTGGGACGCAGTTTTTTCGCCCATAATCCACTCGGTCATTGCATTGCCCATGTTTTTCCCGACCGATGTAGCATATTGCTCAAGTTTTTTATGCCACTGATCTGCTGCATTGATGCTGTCAATTTGTGCAGCTGCCGCTTCAGCCAGCGCGTTTTTATACACTTCGATAAATTGCTGTATTGTCTGCGCTTTCTGTCCAAACTCTTCAGCCAACTGTTCCGGCGTTTTCTTTAAAATTTTGGCCATGGCGCTCATAGCCTCTTCATCCGTCATGGAGGTATCCGCCTCTATCACAGATAAACTCTGCAGCTGCGTCTGCAGCGTTTTTTTGATTTCTTCCACTTTCTTTTCAATTTCGTCCTTCGTGCCAAAAACACGGTCCAGCAACGTTTTGTTTTCTTCTTCAATTGTTTTCATGTTCGCGCTATATTCCGTAGCCTTAACTTTGGCTTTGTACAGCTCATTTTCCGCATCAATCTGGTCCCGGATGGTCTTCAGCGTATATTCTCTGGTCTTATCATCTCCGATCTTAGCCGCCAGGGCCAGCTCTTTATTCAATCCCTCCAGCAGCTGGTTGTGCGTATTATCCAGCTCCAGCAGCTTGATCCTTTTTTCTTCCTGTGTCCGGGCTTCTCCAGTCAGCATGGCCATATTGACCTTGGCCAGCTCCACGGTGCTCTTGGCCATAGCCCATTTTTGTTTGTCAGCGTCGCTGTATTTTTTAATTAGCGCTTCAATCGCCTTCTCTTCTTCCGTCAGTTCTTTTTTGGCGGAACCGCCGCCGGATCTCCTGGACCCGCCGCCAGATTTCGCTGCAGCCGGAGCTTTAACGGTACGTTTTACAGTTCGGAAATGATTCTGACTTGCCCGGTCTTCCGGTTCGATCTCTGTTTTTTTGCCAAACGTCTGTGCCCAGCTTTTATTGACTTCACCGGCAAACCCTTTTCCGATAGACGTCAAAATACTTTTTACCAGATCATATATGTACAGCAGGCCGTCAATAACCGGCTGCAGGGCGTCATATACATCCCGGCCAAAAGAGCAGAACGCTTCATATGCGGAATCTAACGCTAATACAATAAATTTAAATGTAGTAATTACTACATTCAGCGCGCCGTCAATGATATCCAGCGCAAACTCTGCCACCTCTCGCAGATCGGAGAATGCGCCGCAACCTTCCCCGCGGACCATATCCACAAGATCCTGCGTAAACTGAATCAAATCCTGGATAATTTCGCTCTGGTTGAACGCGTCGAAAATCCCCATGCCGATTTCTGCGCACATAGTCTGCAGATTGCCGGTTACATCACCCCAGGCGTCGATTGTGTTATTTTTGCTTTCTGCCATACTGCCATCAAACTCATGCATGTAGTCCGTTAAGGCCCCGATTGCTTTCTGGGCATCCAGCGTGCCGTCGTCCAGCGCCTTCATGGCCTCTTCTGCAGACATTCCAATCTTGCCAAACGCCTTGTCGAGATCCATACCGGCCATCTGCAGACTGACAAATTGTTTGCTTGTTGCTTCCCCGGTAGCTTGCATCCGGGCAATTGTGTTGACCATGGCCTGGGCTTCTGCCTGCCCCTTTCCCAAGCCTGCGGATGTGTCAGCGCACAGCTGAATCATGTCAGCCGCATTTTGTGCGGAATAACCCAGCGTCATTAACTGGATCCCCATCTGTTGCACAGCACTTTCGTCGTAATTAGTATTGCGGTATACATCGTTAAAAGCGCGGTATGCTTCCGTTGCATCCCCCGTTACGCCTTTAATGGCCGATATCTGAGCAACGCTCTGCTGCATTTTCGCGCCAGCAGTCATTACGGCCTCTCCCAGAGATGCCAGCGCCGCCACAGCGCCCGTCATTATGGTGGTGGCCAGGTTGCCCAAAGCAACAGAAAAAGCCGTGGTAAATCCTTCCGTCGCCTTAAACTTTCCGGCCAGCCCCGCAGCGCCAGCATCTGCCGCAGACGCAGCTTTCGCCATGCTTTCCATTTCTTTGATGCTGGAATTGATAGCCCTGGCGTATTGCTGGTTCGCCTGTGTCTGTTCGTTAATCTCCTGGCGCAGCTTACGCATGGCATCCGCCTGCTCCTGTGTCGCTGCCGTCCCCTGCTTCGTGGCCGCCTCCAAATCTTTCAGCTGCCGTTTCATGGCGGAAACGCTTTGCATCCCGGCCGCCAGTTCCGTATTTAATTTTTTAAGTCCTTCGTCTTTAGCCTCTGTTACCAGGGTAATCTTTGCATCCGCCATTTTCCCCTCCTATATTTTGATATGCGTGGCCATGTACATTTCCAGCTGGCCGCAGAAATAATCCTCAATGGCCGCCCGGTTCGACTCGAAATATTTGCCGCGCGGCGGGTAGTATGTGCTGAGCCTGCCCTTATACGGCCCGTACATAATTGTGTGCTGCGTTGCGCCGGTATTGTACCAGCGGGCCAGATAATTGGCATAAACCACGCTTTCAATTGTCTGAGCGTTAATGTCAAAACGGCCCTTGATAATCTGGTTTACCGTTCGTCCCTTCGCGGATCCTGTTCGCTCGTCCGTAATCAGATTCTGACCGCCGAACCCCGTAGACGCATGCGTCCGCGCAACATACGCCCGCGTCATTATCTGGGCGTAACGCACGCCTGCCTCTACGGTTTTCTTGTAACCTTTATCAATGTATTCATTTATATCTTTCGAAAGTTCTTCTAACGTTCTCATTTTTTTATGCAAGGGCCGCATAGCAGCGGCCCTTGTTTCTGTTCCTTCCTGTTAAGGGTTGGTCGTGTTGGTCGTGCCGGGCAGGACGAATCCTGTCAGCTTTTCCGGAGCGCCCAGCAGCGTAGCGCTGAAATTCTTCTGGATCAGATCTTCTGAGTCCGCCGTGGTTTCGAAAGCCGTCGGAGCCGCCCAGAATTTTTTATACGTCAGTGTGTCTGTGCGTACCAGCGCAAACTGCAGCGCCTTCTTTTCTTCCGTAACTTCGTCGTCTTCCACGAAAGTTTCAACAGCCATCTGACCAACATCGTCCTTTTTGCAGATCATTTCTGCAGAAACTTCGCCGCTCTTGCTGACAATACCGCCTTCGGCCCAGTATTTTGTATCTTTGGTCTGGACGGTATTTACTTCCAGGGAAATATTAAAGCTGTTATTGGTGATCCCGCCAACTTTCTCCCACACCGGCGATGCTGCGGAGGCATTAGCCCCATAATTAACAAACAGCACCTCATGTTTGCCGCTAACACCAACGCTGCCGGAAGGCGCTTCCGGATAATTTGCTTTCGTAATAGTAGTAGTCATTTTTTCACCCCGTCTTTAAATTTGATTTAATTTCATTGTTACGTTCAGGCTGCCAGACTGCCAGATTCCATTATCGCCGCGTATCGGCAGATTTAACCGATGGGGGCCGATACTCATTTTGATAATCTCGAACCCCTCCGGAGCCAAAGCATTCTCAATAGCATCCCACACGCTTTCCGTGCACAGTGCGGCCATTAGCTCCTGCAGTTTCTGTGCCACTTCTTTCCGGCCCGGATAGTTACTGTATATTTCCAGTTGAATATTGTAATCCCAGACATCTTCGACCTTGTCATTTTGGTCTGCATCGGCCGCGCCCAGGATTCCATAGCTAAAAACAGCCTGGGTTTTGAAATTATTTTCAATTTCTTCGATGTCTGTTCCGCCTTCATACCATTCCAAACCGGCGGCCCCGGTGCCGGAAAGCGCCTGGTAGATTGCCATTGTAGCCGCATAAAGCGGCACTTTGATTGCTATCATATGATCCCTCCGCTGCTATTGATGGCCGTGGCCGTAATTTGAATATACGGCGGTTTTTCTTCATCCAGCAGCTCCACTTTGTTAATAATCCACGTATAGCCCCGATACAATAGCCGCCATTTTGCATTAATCCCAGGATATATGGATCTGATATCCCGTATCACAAAATAGCGTGTATCTGCCGTAACGTAGTCAGCGACAAACTGCTGGCGTGACTGGTTCCGCTGTGTCACCTTTGCCGGAAAGCTGCGCAAGGTTTCATAGACCGGCGCCTGCAGTCCGCCCAACTCGTCCCGGACCGGTGGGCCTGGGCGCTGCAGTGTGATTATGCGGTTTAGTTCCGCAGGGTTGTGTTTCATCCAATCGCCCCCAAGATCTTGCGCCACTTATCAGCAGTTTCCGGGTCAATCGTCCCAACATACCCGGGCGCACGGTTGCGGTGCGCCGTCAGTTTTCGGTACGTCGGGGCTTTGCGTCCGTACGCTGCCCGGTAAATCGGTAGCGCCACATTGATAATTAACAAATCCTCAAGCCGTTCATGGCGTCGCCGGTACCCATTGGTCAGGGCATCCAGTTCCCTCATTGTGCAGCCGGCAAACTGTTCCGGTGTCAGCTGCAATTCCCCCAGGGCGAACGGTTCCAGCGACTCAATCAGCTGCGTGGCGTTTCTGTAGCTGCGCCCGGTTTCTCCTCCGGGTTCTCCGGTTTCTCCTGAACGGCTGCCGGTTTTTATGTGCTGTTGCCCATATTCCCACTTTACTTTATATCTCCAGAC